CCGCCCGGCGCCTGAGTGAGAGTTCGAGTGGAGCCCGCCGGGAGCCAAGCTCCCTGCGATTGTGCGCCATTGGACCGCATTGTCGGAAGATTGTAACCCCCGACCGCGGCAAACTTCGAGAGAGCTGAGACAAGTCCGTCCCAATCATCTCCTTGGGAGGAAGTCCCTGTGGACTTCTTCCTCTTATTCCTTACGGCCATCCTTTTCTTCCTTTCTATGGTGTGCTGCCAGGTGGAGAGTATCCACCCCCATGTGGAGGAGAGGACCATAAGGGTGAATCCCGCCAGCACATCCACGACGTACTTTAAAAGGAATCCCATACAAAATCCTCCCTGGTCTTCGATTGTCAACGCAGCTTCGCGAGCTCAGCCTCTACGGCCGATGACTGTGCCTGCCGAATCGATGGCTTGTTATTCCAAGCCGTCGAGGGTAAAGCCGCAGCGACATGATCCACCCCGCCAGCAAGCTGGACGAGATCCGATTGCCTCTGCAGCCCGAACTTGTCCCTCGCTGCATACCAAGCAGCGAAAGCTGAAAAGCTCGGATGAGATACGCATGCCTCCATCTGCTGTCTCCAGCGGAGGGAGTCCATCGCAGCGCTCCAACCCGGACGCCACGACGAATAGGACATCATGGAGTTCAACACTCGCATGATAGGACGAACGCCTGCCATGGTGTAGCCATGGCTGTGTACATATGAATACTTGTACACATTCTGGAGAAAATGAGCCTCCCCGACTGCGACGTCGGACTTCTTCGGGCTCATGACCACCCCCAGATGGGAGGCCAGTACCTCGATCAACACCTCCTCAGGAACCATACGCTGAAGGAGATATACCCCATCATCTCCTTGAACCACGCAGCCCTTCACCGTGTTGTTGTTAAAGGGGAACGGTGAAGCATGGGCTGCGTAGTGCATAACCCAGATGTTGACGAGTGAACCGATCAGGTTCGTCATGACAGAACCCGATGGGATCCCGCCTGTCCGGCCTTCGAAAAGGCCATCTGGCGTGATTACCCCAGCAAGCATGAAGTGATTGCCCAAGGCAGTCACCAGTGCATGTGCGGTCGGTGTGAACGCCACCCTGATCTGCTCCCAGACATGTCGAAGAACCTCCATTGGAATGGAGGCGTCGAAGTTCTGGAAATCGACAGAAAAGATGGTGAAGTCGTTGTCAGTCGCATCGAGGATACCAGTAACAGACTCCTCGACGGCGCGGGATGAGCTCCACGCAGCGAACTGCGGGAGAAGGGACAACCTGGCGAAGAGAGGATCGAAGATCATCCTCTCCAGGTCTTGAACCGCCCTCGGAGAACCGAATGCGGCCCTGAAATTCGCTGGTACAAACGGACCAGCGGACGCGCCTCGCGTGACAGCGACGAATGGAAGAGAGAGCAGGCGATGAGTCGTCAGTTCCCGAAGGAGAAGACGGCTGATATCGTTCACCCTCTCGAGATGAACCGGCTTCGAGGAAAACACCGGGTAGCCGAGCCCCGTTCGTTCGTGCGGTTGTCGGAGCACCTCTTCCAGAGGGGTCGGAAAGAGAAACCCTTGACCGCGTCCCATCAGCAATCTCCGAATCATCTTGTTCGCGTGCTTGCAGGCTCCCCTGTGAAGAGTGACCTGCTTTCGCGGTGCGAAGAACCGCAGAAACTTGGACTGAAGACTGTCTGCTCCACCAGTCGCCCAGGGGAGACGAACAGAAAAGGTACCATGCTTCCGACGGCTAGCCGCCTCACGATCACGGATCCAAGACGGCAGACTGCTCAGGTCACAGTGCTTCCAGACCTCGGACGCAACCAGATCTCTTGCGAGGTCAGGTGAAGTCGTTCGAAGGTCTTTCGGCAGGAGAGGACTGGTAAGGTCCTTCCAATAACCGTGCCTCAGCACCCCCATCTGCGCGGTCTGCCTCTCACAGTCCGCCGCCGAGGGTTCATCAATACGTTCAGACATCGTACACTCCCACATAAAAATAAACCTCCCCCGATGAAAC